CCGAACCTCCATAAGCCGTCAAGCAAGGCGACTTTCACCAAGTATCGGCAACGCTCGTTGTCATATCGTGCGGTGATTTCGGGATTGGTGCAAACACCGCAGTCGTTGATGATATACTCTGCCATGGTCAGAAAGCGATGTTATAGGGTTTGCCTTTGAGCGATGGCCGCTTGCTCTCCACGAATGCCGTAAGCTCCTCCTCATATATCGGGAACAAAGGGCAGAAACGGTAATGCAGGGTGCAGACAAAGCGGCCTTTCAGCATCACATCGAAAGTGAGCGTCTTCATTCCGTGCCTCCTTTCCAGCCATTGAGGGTATATTTGGCGAAGCATACTGGTCTGCCCGTTATGCGGCTGTGCCTGTTCATCCGCTCCGCCGTGATGTCGTAGCCCTCCCTGCGGAGATTGAAGATGATTGCGCCGAGCCTGTAAACTCCGTATTCGCGGAGTGCCGTCAGCGGCTCGATGCTCTTGTAGATTTTCAGATGGTCGGCAATCATCTGTTTCTGTGTGCGTGTCTCTTTCATTTCGTGTTATTTTTAAGTCGTTCAAGTTGCTTGCTGACCCTCATTGAGGTGTCGGCTATATTCAGACCACAGGCAAGCGCAACGCAGTGTTCGAGCTTGCAGCCCTTGCTGTCCTGCCAGCCCTCGCAAAAGATTACGCCGCCGCAGTCGGCAAGGTCGTGCAGGTCTTTCCTGTAATGCTCCTCAATGGGAGCGTCGGCACTGATGCCGTTCTCCAACGGGTTTACAGGCGTGAAGCCCTCCCTTTCGAGCCACCATGCAACGCCAGCGGCATACGCATTGCGCTCTTTGAGGTCGTAACCAGTGATTGGGAGCGAGATATAAACCCGCATTGAGCGTTCAGACTGTGATTTGGCACGGCGATATTCGATGTCGTTATCATTCACCTTGTCGATGCACCACGTAACATCCTCTTCGGCAACCTTGCTCACGTCCTCGATATTCTCAACGTAAGCGTCTCCGTGGATTTGGAGATATATCTTTTCGGGTATCTGTTTCATCTCTCGCCTCCTTTCAGTTTCTCGCATTCCGCATTGATGAGTTCTTGGAACTTCATAGCGTCCTCGATAAAGCCCTTATCCAAAAACTCTTTCTTCATTCGGGTAAGAAGTTCGAGATATACGATTGTGTGCCGCGTGAAGTCGGCTTCCTCCAACGCTTTCAAGTCATCTTGCTTGCGTTCGATGCGCTGCAACCATTTCGTCACGATGCAGCAGATGAACACCACCGCGCAAGTATTGACGAGCGTCAGCAGTATCTTGATTATGATTTCAATTATTTCCATTGTCTGAAACTTTGTTGTGTTTTAGATATTCGTTGAAACTATCTTCCGTCAAGCCGAGAAAATCCAATGCTCGCTGTATATCTTCTTCGGGTATCACCCTCCGACCGTCATCAAGCACGCACACGGTGATTTCCAGCCCTTGCGTAATGCTGATTTTGCCCTCTCGGATGACTTTCGGTATTCTCGTGGTCGTTTCCATTGTAGCGTTGAGTTTGGGCTTATCTGATTATTTCTATCAGCTCGCAGTCGATATAGTTCTCTCTTGCGAGCTTCAATGTCGAGTACAGGGCATCGTCATTGCCTATCGTCTGCACAGGCACGAGCGGAACGCCCTTGTAGGCGAGCCATAGGGCTTGCTTGTATTCTCTCACTTGGATGTCTCGCTCCGCCGCGTTGATGCGGCGCAAGCGCAGACGCTCCTCCTTACTGTACTTGCGGCGGCAGATATAAGCCTTGACCGCCGTCTTGATGTTTGTGATGGCTGCTGCCATTGTCATAGAATTTGATATTTGCTTGTTTCCTTGCGTTTTCCCGCAATTTCTCGGCGAAGATGACTAATTCTATATCCCGACCGAAGAAAGCGCGTCAGAACGCCTTATTTTGATTTCTGATTTCTGAAAGAGCCGTCCTCGAAGATTATCACGTCGAGCATCTCATTGAAGCGGTCGGCGATGCGCCCTCCGTAACGCTCCCTAATCTCCTCTGCCTTGTGGTTCGTGGTGATGAGCGTGAACAGCTGCTCATTGTAGCGGTATTCAAGCAGGTCGATGATTGGTGTCAGCTCGTTGCCGTAGTCCAGCACCTCCCTCGGCTCTCGCCCCATGTCGTCTATCGCAAGCATATCAAGGGTGCGTATGTCGCGGAAGCGGTCATAGTCCTTTGAAAGCATGGCGATGTCCTTTGCGCTCATTATCCTCACGCTCTTGTCTTCCTCGAAGAGGTGCAGGGCGTTCAGGTAGCTCAACGCCGAGCGGAAGGCGTAGAGCAGCGTGGTCTTGCCGTTGCCGCACGTTCCGCAGAGCATTATCCCGAACCTCGGCTTTTCAGCCGTCAGAGACTTTGCGAGGCTCGCGATGCTTGCGAGGCAATGCCTGTCGGCGATGAAATCGCGGTGTCGGTATTCGACCTCCGCCCTGTATGCGGCGAGCAGGACACTGTATGCCTGCTCCTGCGTGAGCGGGAACCTAAAACGAAGTCTTGTAGTCTTTCGACGAAGTAGCAGAGAAGTCAGCTTCTCCACGTCTATCCTCGCGTCTTTGCTTATAATTTCCATTTTGCTGATTTCTTTCTTTTTCGGATTTCTGCCAAGTGGCGACCGCCGCCCGCCAGCTCTTCATTTTGTTCTTGCCGACCATCCAGCCCTTGCTCTCGTAGAAGTAGAAGAACCGCTCCGCATCCACGGCGTAGCCCTTTTCTTCGATATATGATTTTATCTCTTCAAGGGTCGGTGTCTGAAAAGGGCTCGCCCTTTTCTTTGACTCTACTTTAGTAGAGTTTTCTTTTATATTCTTTATTCTTATATTCTTATTAGGTTGGCAAGGTTTGGGTAAAGTCTGTTGTAAAGTCTGTTGTAAAGTCTGTTGTAAAGTCTGTTGTAAAGTAGGCTCTATAACTTCTTCGTTTTCAGTCGCTTTCATATCATTTTCTGATAGTAAGGTTTGAGAAAAACATTTATCATCGTCTGATATAAAATTTTTTGAAAGGTCTTGATAAAGGCTATAATTGGCAATAGTTATAAGATTAATGAGCTTTGAACGCTCAATCGTTATCTTACCGTCTATCTCCATTTCTTTCAAGCGGTTAGCGACAGTAGGATGAGAGAGTTTCCAGCGTTGCGAAAGCTCCTTTACAGAGATAGCGACCTGCCCTCTCTTGACGGTAATCTTATTGCCACGAATATAGAATACCCTCTCATCTTTCCATTCAGCAAGCAGGAGCAGGTCAATCCAGCACATAGCCCGATTGAAACGCTCGCCGAAATAGCCTCGCATCTCGGTAATCTTCCTGCTTATCTTTATCCACCCTGCTGCCATAGCTCATCATCGTGCGATAAAGGCGAAGTCCGCCCAGATGTCGATGAACTGCCGTCCTGCATACTCTGCCAGCCTCTCCGACTTGAAGGCAAGCCGAGAGCCGTAGCCCGAGTACGAGAACGATGACGCAATGTCCGCATCCGCATAGACGAGACCGCCATACGCAACCGAGTCGCTGTCCGACCGACCAACGACACGGCTACGGTCATCTTCGTTCATATCGTCAAGCTCTTGCTTGGTGTATATTCTGAACCACGGATACCAGCGTTCCTCATCTTCCGTGAACTGCGGTTGCCAGCCCTCATTGAGTGCGATACAGATGATACGCAGACGCAGATATGCGAGCAAGTCCGCGCTCGTGTCATCATTCTGCCAGCAGTACTCTTTCACGAGCGGATGGTCTTCGCCGAGTTCGTTATAGGCATCGTCAAAGGTCTTGATGCGCTCCGTTACATCCTTTGGCTTTTCGGGCTGCTCATCGACAAGCGTAAGCACTCCGTTCACCCATTCGGCTTTTTTGCCGTTGGGTATCTCAATCGTTATTGTCTTGTTGCTCATTTTGAATTTTATTTAAGCGTTGAATTATCTTCTTTGTCTACCTTACGGCATTGTTGAGCCGTGTACTTTTTGCGAGAGCGTCCGCACTGACATTCTCCATTATCAGCGGGAGTGTCCGCAATAGCGTAGTGATTATGTCATTCGGGATAATTCTCATAGAAAAGCAATATTTCCCTCTTTCTCCTGCCATTTCAAGCATTTAGGCGATGTATGCGAGATATACGCATTCCATGTTTTAGCGAGAAGATTACTGCGGACAGGCGCAATCATCTTCTGTAATGCAGTCTTATCACGGATAAGCATATTACGATAAAGATTGATTGCAGGACAATCGTTATATGTCCCAATGCACAAAGAGCTGAAAAATGCTTCTACGTGAGCCTGTGAATGTTTGAGCACTTTGATTAGATATGCCATGACAGCATATATCTCGCTATGCTTAATTATGCGTCCTGCTTCATAGAATTTTATCGACACCCGATAGAGGTCTTGATAAAATTCGGGAGTGCGCTGATATTCTGCAAGCAAATCATAAGGGGTAATCTTATTTGAACGGTATGCAGAACAGCCCACGAATATATTTCTGCCTTTTTCTAACATCCCGAGCTTTCCCAATCCAGCGGCAATGGCTTTCGCGTTCTTCACACCTGCGATAGTGAATATATCGCCAGCGGAACGCCCTCGCGTCAAATCTATAGTCTTAAACGCTTCTTCACTGATACCCCTCGTTACTACGGTTTCTATTGAAGTACCACTTTTGATGATAGCATATAAGCGATGCTGTCCATCGAGTAACTTTCCATTATCTGCAAAGATTATCGCTTGACCATTCATTTGCCATTGACCACGACTCATTTGGTCTGCAAGCACATCAACGCTTTTATTCGCGAGAGAGCGATTGAAAGTATTATATTTCAAATATTCTTTCGCTATTTCGGGCGTGATAGTTTCTACTTTACTACTAAACATAATTCTTGATTTAATACGGTTCTTTATTCAGTTGTAGCGTTAGCCCTTTCCTTGCGATATACACAGGCTTTCCCGATACCTCTTCGGCTTCCCTCTTGAATTGCTCCGCATCGCTGTTATTGCCGCTCAAATGGAGCAAAATAACCTCGTTGACGGCTGACAGGTCATTGCACCGCAATATCCCTTTTGCCGTCTGCAATTCCATGTGGGAGTGAAGCAGACGCTCTCGCATACCAGCAGGGACAATCGCATTGTCGATATTGTATTGCAGGATAGCGTCATCATAGTTGGCTTCAAGCATTATATGATTGAGCTTTGGCAACCGATATTCAAGCATCATCGTGTCTGTGATGAAAAGCAGCTTCCCGATTTCGTCATGCTCGATTATAAAGCCGACGCACGGCACATCGTGGACTACCGAGAGGGGCAATATTTTGAACCCTCCCACCTTGTAGCCGCGCATCGGCTCTATCTCCTTGCAGAACGCTCGGTTGGCGATGCCCTTGCTCTCGAATACATCGGGCAGGGCAAGCACCGTTATACCGCTTTTCAGATAATCGCAAATGTATTTGGCATGGTCATTATGTCTGTGGCTCACCAAGCAGCCCTTGATGTTCGATATTTTGAATTTGAGAGCCTTTTTCACTTCGAGCATGGGAATACCCGCCTCAATGATTAAGACCTCGTCAGAGCGCAAGGAATGCAGTATATAGCAATTCCCCGAAGATGAGCTGCCGAGACATTTCAGAACCATAGCCAAATACTTTCTTGAAAGGGTCAATATCCAGGCTCGGCAGGAGCGGAGGCGGCAGCGTCCGCATCGGCGGCTTGCTGCTCCGTCTTGATTTCGCCAGTCTCTGTATCTACCTCCTCGTATGAGACTTCCGCAAAAATCTCCTGCTTGTTGGCGTTCTCCGCGATTAGCCCATTGCGGTCTTGCTCGTCTATCTTCTCATCGGCGGCGACGGCATCCATCATCTCAACGGATAGGTGTCCGTATTTCGAGAGCAGACGGCGGACAACGGTCTTTATCGCCATGTCGTTGAAGTTTCCCTCCCAGCCTACTTGCTTGCTGACGTTGCCGTCGTTGGCTTTCGCCATAAGCTGCTCAACGGTGGTGTCTTTGCGGATGCTCGGAGAGTAACGCTTCGCATACTTCGCCATCTCTGCAAGCGGCACATATAGCGTCTTGTTGAAGCCATTGAGAAGCTCGAAGTAGCAGAAATAGCCGACAATCTTGTCTGACTTCCTCTCTCCGTCAAAGGTGATTGTGCCTGTGAGCTTGTTCACGCTCCGAAGCTCGCCCTCATAGACGCAATCGGCGTTGATTGTGCGGTAACGCCCCGTGCGCATGGCGAGCTGGATATACCCCTTATAGCCGAGTATGAAAGTCGGCGTAGGCACTTTCACCCATTGTCCGTTGGACTGCTTGACGCTGTTGTTATAGACAACGATGTAAGCGAAGCCGAGAGCCTTGTTGAGCGGAAGCTGCAATACTGCCGCTTTCAGAGCCTCGCATACGAGGGAGTTGGTGTTGCACGTCTGCAAGGCTTTGTCGCCATTGTAGAGGTCGATGAGCGAAGCGACGAAGCTGTCTTTATGCTCGCCCAATGCGTTCTTGAACTGCTGCTGAACACTGTCAGCTTTGAGAACCGCCGCGAACTGCGCGGAACTCGTCTTTTGAATTTGTGTATTTGCCATAAAGCGTTGAATGATTAAATATTGAATAAATCTCTTTCTTTATTATCGTCAGAACTGATTACAAGCTCCTTATCCTCCGTCACCACAAGACGGATAAGCTGCGATTGGGTAGGCTGCAAGCGGTTTACCGC